TTCGCCACGGTCTAGATTGTTAGCTGCCAATAGTTCATCTGAACCTGCAGATGAGTTTGCTTTAGTGCCGTTAACAGTTGTGTTAACAGTGTCAGCACTACCATGCAATGCAGATTGTGCAAAGCCAGATAAATAGCCAAGAACTTCTTGGTCATACTGATCTGCCAAACGATATGCCGCACGATCAGATGCCAAGCTTTGGAAGTTGACATGTGAGTGTGCTTCTTCAATGTCATCGACTTTGAAGGCAAAGTAGTTTGCTTTGTCTACGACAAGTGAGAAATCGTTGTCTGTCAAATCTTGTGGTGCAATTGTAGTACCACGTAGGTATGCAGATACTGAAATCTCAGGTTCTTTAATGATTTTAACAGTGTCACCCATGTTTGAAATTTCACCGAAATAATCATTGTTAGTAATTGCGTCAGCAATAGATGCTTTGCGGAATGCAAGTTGCACCTGTTTGCTGTAAATAACGGGCGAGAAGTTTCCATTAGGAAGGTTTGTATAGCCCGATGCTACTCCAAATGCCATAATAATTCTCCTTAGCATTAGATTTACAGATACAAACAGTACAAGTTTTAATAGAGGCTAATAGTCTATGGGTGCATATACAATACAAAGTATAATGATCAGTTATACAAAGACAGTATACGGGCCACTCTTATCAGGTAATCCGTAAAGACTTAAATCGTTTGCTTATGTGGGAAATAAATATATTGTATAGGTAGTCTACAATTAGGGCTATACAATAATCATACACATATAGTTATACCAGAACTATCAGTAGTGTCAATAGTTTTTTTAACGAGCACTACCAGATACGTCATATATGAATTTACCAGAACGAATTGCTTCCATAATTTCGTCTGCGTGTTTTTCATATTCTTTTGCTGACATCTTAGCTACAGCAGATTCTGTTAAATAGCTAGATGTCTCATCTGTTTCAGGACGACTGCGAGAACTGCGTGTGTTTACTGAACGTGCAGCATCTTTGTTGTCTTTCTTAGATGTTTTAATACTACGATCTGCTTTGTACAAATCAATTGCACGTGCTGCAGAACGTGAGTCTGTATCATTCTCATACAGTGCTTTCTGAATCCACTCAGGCTGTTCTTCTGCCCAGTCATGGAAATCGTCACTGTCACGAATGTCATCAAAGTCTGGGTGTAACCGCATTAACTCAGCTTCAGCTTTTTCACGTGATGCACTAATACGCATTTCATCTACAGCTTTAACACGATCTTCTAAATCTGCTGCTTGTTCACGTGCCTTTTTAATTGCAATTGTTTCTACGATAGCAGCTACATCTGGATATTGACGTGACCATGCCTCAATGTCATCATCAGACTTTGGTAGTTTAATTTCTTTACGAGTGGCTTCTTTAAGCTGACGTTCAAACTGTTCTAGCTTTTCTGACCACTCTTGTTCTTTTTGTTGCATATGACGACGTAAGTCACCGTAACGTTTCTTAAAACTTTTTTCTTCAGCACCTTTAGGTTCAGCTTCTACTTCTTCTTCAGTATCTACTTGACCAGATTGTACTTTAAGCATTTGCTCTAATTCTTCTTCGTCACGTTGACGACGTTCTTCATTAGAATATTTACGATTAGCAAATGCTACTTTTTTAGGCTGAGACATATCTCCAGCCATTACTTCCATGTTTTCACTCATTGTGTTTTCCTTACTGGGGCCACCATAGCCATGTTGGTTAGGGGGATGGGTAGCCAGTCAAATACAGCAGATTACTTTTTACGTGCTGCTATGCCACGATCGTTTGGTAGACCAGACTTCTTTTGTATTTTTCTAGAAGCTAGACCGCCTTTAGCAAGACCACTGATACCCATTGCTGTATCCAATGAAGCCCCACCTTTTTTCTCTTTCTTAGATAGACCAGAGGTTTGTACAGTAGATGCTGTAGATGCAGCTTGTCCAGCAGAAGCACCTGCAGCTTGTTCGGCTTGGTACACAGACTGATATGTATCATTACTATCGCCAACATTACCGCCGCCTGTAGGTGCACTATAATTTTGTGCCGCCTGCTGTGCTGCATCTTGTAAACGACGTTGCTCTGCTTCTCTTGCCGCTTGTTCTTGCGCTGCCTTTGCTGCTTTTTCTTGTGCTTCTCTTGCTGCTTGTTCTTCCGCTTTACGTCTAGCATCTTCTTGAGCACGCAATGCTGCTTCGTCTTCTCTTATTTGTCTAGCTTTTTCCATAGCCTCTTGGGTAGACGTATCTTTAATAGTATCTTGCTGTCCTACTTTATTTAAGTAAGATTCAATTTCTTGAATTGTAACATCTTCACCTTGAAGCAATCGATCTGTTACATTTTTTCCATCTGGAGATTCTAAATATGCAGATATGTATTGCTCTACTAAATCATCTCTTTCTGATGTCTTTTCTTGTGAATCAAATACACTTTTACCTAACTCCATACCAGCACCAACCAAGCTAGAACCCAATGTTGATAAAGGTGATGTGCCAACAGCAGATGGTATAGTAGTAGTTTGTTGTTTAACTTCTTCTATAGTAGTAGCATCAGGTGATATACCAAACATCTTTTTAGCATCTTCACTGTCTTTAATTTTTTCAAATTCTTCTTTTGTAATAGTATCTTTAGTAACATTTTTATTTTTAAGATTAGTGGCGGCAGCGTCTGACGCAGCTTTATCTTGTGCTGTAACTACTTTAGGTTTTTGCATTGCACTTAAATCTAATTCCATACCTTTGGTTTTTGCATTAGCTGCAATATCGGCCATTTGTTGTTTTGTAGTAGTAGTAGGTGCTGCAATTGTTTCTGCTTCAGCTTGCATCTCTGCAAGTGTCTTAGGAGTAGTTGTTGATGTTTGTCCAGAAAGTATAGCTTGCATTTGTGCATCATCAGATGCTGCTACTTTAGCTGCTTCTTTAGCTGCTTCTGCTATTTGTTTTGCAGCATCCGCAACGGTTTGTCTTTTTTCTGTAATACGACGCTGTACTTCTGCAGCGTATTGTTCAGGGGTATATCCAGCTTCTTTAAGGGAAGCTGTAGAAGTTTTACCGTTTGGATCAGTCATTCCTTCAGGTGGATTATATACCCATTTATCGTCATCTTTTGCTTTTATAATTTTTCCATCTGCACCAACTTTATCATTAGTTTCAGCAGCAATTACTGTAACATTCTTTTTAGCTGCAGCTTTTTCTTCTGGCTTAAGTCCTAGTGCTGTTGTAATTTTATCTACAATAGTGCCTAGTATACCTTTATTCTTACCAGATTCCAAGTCCTCTTTTAGTTTTTTAAGTGCGGCAACTTGTCCCGCTTTAGAGGTTTTTCCAGCTTGTGCTATTTTTGCATCAATCTGTGCTAGGATTTGTTTTTTAGAATATGCATTACCTGCCCATACAGCAGCACCCATTAAGGGATTAATGGCACCCATAATACCCGCAGCAATGTTACCTTGCGTATTAATCTTATTAGCTTCGTCAATCCACATCTGTAGTGCAGCACCATCTGTACCACTTGTGTCCATGTTCCAACTACCAGCTTTTTGAAACTCTGACTGTACAGGAGTGGATGGATAGTCTTCACGATCTGCAGGTGCAGGTTGTTCTTGTGTAGTTGTAGCTACACTACCTGCTGCATCTGTACCTCCAGTTGGACGACCACTTTCATCTAAACCAGTAGCTAATGTATACCCTTCTGGAATTGGATACATAGGATTGTCACCAATAAACGGTACAAGAATATTGTCTCCTGATGCATTTACATATGTTTTATACGTAATTTCTGCTGGTCCCATTAAGTTACCAAAAGATACATTAGACGCAGGTTGCTGTGGTTGTGTGCCAAAAAGCGGAGTGTATCCACCTGTTTGAGAAGGTTGTGTAGGTACTGGCTGTGTAGGTACAGTAGGCATAGGCGGGATCGACGGTACAGAACCATTAGGCGGTTGATATATAGGTTGTTGCATAGTTACGCCAGTATTACCAGTATAGTAAACACCAGTATTAGGGTCTACTGGCATACCACCACCTGCAAACTTTTGTGTATTTTCTTCTGGTTCTGCAGAAACAATTATAAGATCTTGCATATCAAAAGGAATGTCGTCATCCAAAGTAGCTTCATCAGAGTTACCCATTTGACCCATAGCTTCCATTTTTTGTAAGCCACGTTTAGCTTCTTGTCTAAGCTGCATAAGTTTATCTAGGCCAATATAACGTGTAACGTCTGCAGGAAATACAAACTCACCTTCACTTAATTTGGCATCAATGTCATCACGAACTTCTTCACGTGTGCTGCCCACTGGAACTTCATTTCCAGATTCTTCGTCAAGCATACCACCCTCTTGTTTAAGGCCACCTTCTTCAAACATTGACATTTGATCTCTCATTGTAGTTCCACCCTTTGCCATTTCTTTAGGTTCACTAGATTTTCTTTTTTCTAGTATGTCTTTAGCAGCACGACGTAATCCACTCATGCCTTTATTAACTAATTCTGGATGCGTTGTGCCACCAGAAAGCGCACCGCTTTCCTTTAACTTCTTTAAGTGTGAAGGATCGATTTCAGTAAAGTAAGCTTCTATAGATTTTGTATTACCTGTTTTAGGTTCTACATATGTTGCATCTGGATTATCAAAAATTTCAGTAATAAACTCGTCATTAAAAATATTAGGGTCTAACATAAGTGCAGCTTCTTTTCCATACTTCTCTTCAAAGTATTCAGGATCTTCTGCTGCCATATCCCTAAGCATAAAAAAACCTCTGTGCCTAGTCTCATGTGCAATAGTATCTTTAGAGCTACCAAAATCTGGACCATAGTGAACTGTATCAGGTTGCAATATCATTTCACCGCCAGCTACTTTTTGATAGTACTGTCCTTTACTAGGATCGTAGTCGGGCATGTAGTGTGCATTTATAGTTCCTTCTGGAACATCATACTGCATTCTATTTGTATCAAAGCCTAATTCTGCAATAGGATCTTTAGAAAAAATAGCATCCATGTCAGAACGAAATTCTAAATCAGCTACGTCGTAACCAGCTACTTCTTCTTTAGATGGAGCAAAGTTAGGATCTCTCCTACTAATAAAAGCTGGTCTTGCTTTAGGACGTAGTGATTTTTCAACCATTCTTTAAAACCTCATCTCGTAGCATTTTTAATCTACGTAATTGATATATAGCACCTTGTGCTCTATGCACGGCAACAACTTCACTTGTCTGTTCCATTACACGATGTTGCTGACCTATTAAATGATCAAGATAATCATTGAACTTGACCCACTGGGCTTGGTTGCTGACCATTGCCTTGAGGGGGCTGAGAAGCTCCTTGTCCTGCATTACCACTAAATCCTTGCTCTTGCGGTGTCGGTGCTTGGCCTGTGCCTATTGTACCACCACCTGCTCCTGACGTATCCATTGGGTTTGCACCTGCTGGTGCTCCCTGTGGTTGGGGTTGTTGTTGTTGAAACTGTTTCATAAGTTCTGCTTGAATTGCAGCTTCACCAATATTGTTTGTTACTTTGTCGGGGTCTAGATCAAGGGACTTTGCAATCTCACGAATAACATATTGAAATTTTGCAAAGGGTGCAAGCGTTGGAGTAGATGCTACTTGCATAAACTGCATTAAACGTTGGCTACGTACTTCGTTAGCCATCAACGACTCAGTGCCACGTGCTTTAACTTCTAGGTCACCACGAATACGTGGATCAAAGTTAAACTGCATATTAAACCTAAATAACCCTTCTCCTAGTGGCTTAAGAAGATAGTCATCTACGTTTTTAATAACATTCTTGATGCTACCACTAGCTGCGTTCATTAACATACTGATACCACTAGCAGTACGTCCTACACCACTAACGCCTGTCTGTCCGTGAGCAAAACTAGGAAAGCCAGTAGATTCATCTGCAAGTACACGAGCTTTGTCAAATAGCTGTAGGTTTTCTTGCGCAACGTTAGGAAACTTAGTACCAAAGATAGCTTGCCCTGGTGCACCACCTTGTCTACGAAATACCTTGCCTGGGTATACTGATAAGTCTTGTCCAGGAACTAGGTTAGTTTCATCTACTTCAATTAGTAGATTTCCAGATAGTACAGCATTGTCAACTGCCATACGCATAAAACCATTCATCAATGTTTGTGTGTCGTCCATGTTTTCTGCAACACCAACACCAAAGAATGAATAAGGGTTTAATTCATACGGAGATGCCATATAAGGAATAGTTGCAGGTTTAAATGGATTTAAAACCATACGCAGTAATTTATTATTACATAGCCAAACGTTTGCCTGTAGTTCATCTGTACCCGACAACTCTTTAGGAACATCTACGCCTTGGTCTTTTAGCATTTGAACATCAACCATGCCCCAGTACTCTAATACTTCAAAACGTTCAATACCATGATCTGGTGCATAATCAGATAGATCATCTTCCCAATATTCTTTGATGTAGTTTTCGCCAAACGAAATTGCTTCATCAATTACAGAAGAACGGAAATAGGGTCTTTTCTTAAGTGCACGTAATTGTGAACGTGACAACTTGTGACGTTCAATTACATACTGTGCTTCATCCATGTTGTTTGCATCGGGGTCTGGATAAAAATTCCAAACAGATACGTGATTAACTTGTGGTACTGTTTTATACACAGGATCATAGTTACCTTCTTCGTCCCAGTTTGGATATTCTTTATCTACAGCAAACGGACCTTTCATTACACCCGTGCCAAACAAAGCCATTTCAAACGCAGTACTACGTAAATGTTTAGATGCGTTAGACTCTGTTAGCTGATCGTGAATTTGTTTTTGCATAGTCTTTGCTGCAACCATAGCAGGGCTAAAAGTTACAGCGGTAGGAGTTTTGCCCACTCCCTCTTTTAAATTATTAATACCTTCAAACTTATCCTTTAGTGGTCCAAGACTTTCCATTAATGTTTTAGCAGTAGAACCTGCTGGAAATTCTCTACCATCACCTGCATAACCGTAAGGACTTACAGGTTCATCATTACCACTATTGCGTAATTGTTCTGGTTCTGCTGGATCAAAACTAACATCTGCTACTACACCATCAGGAAGTTCTGTTGGATCTACACTAAGAGGAAATTTATTATTAGCAAATAGTACATCTACAATCTGACCATACGCAGCAAGTGTTTTAGTCTTAGTGACTTTAATAAACACACGAGACTTTTCTGCATCTGTAAACTGAACGTCAGTACCATAAATACCACGATAGTTACGATACGCACGTAACCATCTCTCTTCGTCTTGTCGTCTATAGTCTTCCGCACGTTTGTATCGTTCCATAATAAATGGAATGATCTTAGATGTTTCAGCATCTTCTACTACGGAATTTTCTGTATCTTCGAGGTTAATTGCAGTATCCTCAATAAATACGTCATTATCTTCTGCCATTTACTTTTCCTTAATTAGTAGCCAAAGGTGCTATCTGCTATTCTCATACCTCTATGAGGAGTATTAGAGTTGTCAAAATCAAATACAGTGAATCTGGGTCTAGACATAATTCCATACCTTAATGCATCGTACAAGTGATCTTCTGCTAAGGTATCAATATCTTCTGGATTCTTCTTGTCTATTGGTAGTGCGGGTAGTTGTGCTATTGTGTTTACACAGTTACTAAAGAATACTAGTCTTGGTTCTTCTGTGTACTCATCTACCTGTAACCGTCTGTGTATTTCGTTTTTACCAGCAACACGTGATCCTCTAGATCTGTCTGAAGGACGCCACCTACATCCACGCATAATCATTTGTTCTGCTAGACTAGGACCAGTGTCTCCTCGTTTGTGCCACAAGGAACTGTCGAGTACACCATATCGAATACTACCATCTTCTGCTTCAAGTTGCAATACCATATCAGCAAGATCAGTAGCTAAAACTTTACTTACATACAATTCCCTATAACAAATTAATTGTTCATCAGGGGAAACTGCAAACCAAAGTACAGCACTGTATGATCCATATCCATAGTCACAAGCTCTAAACTTAAGCCAATTGTGAGGTATTGGAAAAGGCTCAACAACATGTACACGTCTATCAAACTCTGTGAAAGCTGCGCCTTCTTTAATATCCCAGTCACCGTCTAACAGCTGTCTACGCTGTTGTTCTGGTAGTGACAGTAGCATAGCTTCATAATCACCTTGCTCTGCCAAGTATGGATTGTCTTTTAATCTAGCAGGAATAAACCTACGTTTAAATAGTGGCCTACCTGCTTTTTCGTGACCTGCAGGATAACGTAATGTTTCGCCTGTTTCAATGTCAGTAGCATCAAAAGCTTTACCTGCAGGTGCTGGGTCAATGAACATCTTTTTAACCCAGTGATGTCCTCTACCACCAGGGTTAGTAGTAGCCCTCATGTATACAGGTAGATCAGGTGCAGTGGACCGTAGACGTGACCGCATGTAATTCCATGC